CCGGTCCCGATGATCTTGACGTGCAGGCCCTTCTCCTCGATGTCGGTGTCTCCGAACTGGTAGGACGTGCCAGGGGAAGCGAGGCCACCGCTGATCCCGTCAGTGACGGTGAAGAACGCAGCCACCGCCGTGGTCTTCAGGATGACGAACTCCCACTCGCCCACCGCCTTGGCGTCCAGGTCCACCGTCACCGCAGCAGCGTTGTTCACCGCGTAGATGCCGGGGTCCAGTGCGGAGATGAGGTTGGCTCCGGTGATGGTGGTCACGGTCGGAACCGTGTAGGCCGTCGCCTGCTCGCCGTAGGCCCACTTGGTACCGTCCGAGGTCAGCTCGAAGACGTGGCCCACGAGGTCCTCCGTCGCGCTGCCCAAGGTCAGGTCAGCGGCGAAGGTGTAGCACAGGCTGTTCTGCGCGATGACGATCTGGTTGGTGGTGGTCGCTGAGACGATCACGAAGCGCATCGGCCCCGGCTTCCGGTCCCGGGCGTAGGCCGCGTCCAGGGTGATCGTGATATCTCCCGTCGCGCTCGCGGGATCAAGCCCGATGATGTCGCCAGCTTGGTACTTGCTGATGTTGAACGAGGCCGTTTCTGCCGTTTTGACGATGTAGTCCCAGTCGATGTTGTGCGAACGAATCATTGAAGCCTCCTGCTTCTTAGGCGGGGGGTTGCCCCTTTCCGCCAGTTTGCCCTGCCCGATCCACGGACCGAGCGTTACAGGTCGTCAGGGGGGCGGGGCATGGCTAGCCCGCGCCCCCCATCTCATGCACCTAGTCGATGGTGCAGTTCACTTCGTCCAGGACCCCGCAGTGCTGCCGGTTCCGGGTGTAGAAGTTGCCGTAGGCGCCGTAGATCCCGACCGCCTGGTCGCCGTTGGGAACGAACCGGAGGATCTGGCCGCCAGCGTTGCCGGTGGTGATCCATCCGGGGTGCTTCCACCACCCGTACCTGAAGCTGGACTTCTTGAGGAAGTAGAGCTTGTTGTACGGCGCGTAGCGGTCCCACACGAACATGATGTCGCCCGCACCCGCAGCGTAGGCCATCGTCTTGTGTCCGCCGATCATCTTCTGCGGCGCATACCGCACGTCGGGAGACACCGTCTTGATGTACTCGTTCTGCATGTTGTAGTGCGCCAGGATGCAGTCCGGCTGGTCCCCGTTCACGTTCACGAACTGGTTGACCTTGCGGAGCATGAGATCCTGGGTGAGATCCACGCCCACGCCGCCGCCGACGTTCGCGTGCAGGATGTTGGGTACCCACGAGGGGTACGAGGCGATGAGCACGGCTTGGAGGTTCGCAGTCGCGTCCTCGATACCGCCCATCCCCATCATCTCCTTTTTGTAGGAGTTGACGTTCGCGTCGCCCATGACGAAGAGGTCGTTGTCGATCGGGGTTGCACCAGCGGTCGCGACCACGGTAAAGGTGTTGGACGAATCCACCTTCGAGATGTAGCCGTAGCCGTCGTAGGCGTTGCCGGTCGGGTCAGCGGCCCACGCGACCTTCATCCCCACCAGGAGATGGCGGGTGTCGGTCGGCCACCCGGAATCGGCGGTCGTGTCCATGACAACCAAGAGCGCCGTGGAGGTGGCCTTGGCCAAAAGCCCATCGCCGTTGCCCCAGAACATGCGCTGGAGCTGGTGCCGGAACGACCGCAGGAGACCGTCCGTCTCCACGGAGATCGCCTTCCGCAGTGCGCCCTTGTTGTTCCGGGTCGCGTTCATGACCTGGCCCGTGAGCGCCATCTGTCCGTAGATGTGCTTCGCCAGAACCTCGTACTCGGTGAACTCGCACTTGTCCGCACCGATGATGGTGTCACCCTCGGCCGCAGCGGAGAAGGAACCGGTGATCTGCGTCTCCAGCGGGGACGTGAAGCGCCGGCCGCTCCAGGTCTCGGTGAACCCGCCGAACACGTCGAGGGACGGGGTGGTCAGGTTGAGTTGGGAAACGATGCTCTGCCCCACGATATCTCGCAGGAGGGCATCCATGTTCGTATTCGCGACAACGCCATCGTAGACGCTGGAACCTCTGCTCTGTCCTAGAACTGCCATCTGTCATCTCCCTGCGCGCTACAGGATGTTCTCGTCTCCGAGTCCGTCCAGGAACGCGTCGATCGCTGTGTCCATTTCGTCACGATTTGTTGGCGCCTTCTCAGGCATCGTGTACTGCCTGTTCGACCGCAGCCCCCCGGGCATGTCAGGGGCTCGCTCGCGCTTCGTGCGCTTGACGATGTTCTCCCTTTTCCATTCCCTGATCTTGCGTTCCCCAACGCGTCGCGCGGCCTGGTCCGCGGTCATGCCGCGGTTCTGTTGCATCTCGTACACGATGTTGGGGAAATCAGTCACCGGAAGCCCATACTTCGTATTGACCGTCGCTGCTGCGTCGGCGATGCTGGTCCGCAACCCGTCCTGCTGCCGCTCAGATCTCAGCGCCGCAAGCTCTTGCTTCATGGCGTTGACTTCCTGCCGCATCGCCGGGTCGCCAGCCTGCTGCCGGGGTTCCGGGTGTTCGGCCCATGGTTCCTCGTCGTCGGAAGTCGGGCGCTGGGTCTGATTCTCCAGTCTGTCTCGCAGACCACGAATCAAGCGCTCTGCCTCGGCCCGGTGCGCCATGTACTCCTGCTGCTCCTCCACCCGTTGCTGGCGAAGTTCAGAGTACGCGGTCTTCAGATCCCCTTCAGGATCCTGCGCTTCGACTTCCGGTTCGGGCAACTCCTCAACGTCGTATTCGGCTTCCGGCTCCTGCGCCGGGATCTCCTGCTGCTCGTTCTCCTCGACAACGCCGTCAAGCGCTTCGTCCAGTCCGTCAATTTTCATCTCGCCTCTCCTATCATTTGGTCAACACGCCCCACGGGGTTCGCCTCGCCCCCCGCGTCAATACCCTGCGAAAACGACGCCCCCGGCATCTCCTGCGCCGGTGGAGCCCCAGAAGCCGCCACGCCGCGGTTCTGTGCTGCTGCCATCTCTGACTGCTGCTGCTGTGCCATCGCCTGCTGGTGGACCTGCCAGTGCGCTACCAGCCGTTGTTTGATGGTGTCGTTGTCCAACTTCTCGAAGTCGGTGCTCTTGAGGTACATTTCAGTTTCGTCCGCGTGGGTGTAGTTGTCGTCCCACGGGTTCGGCTGGACTTCCTTGCCGTCGAGCATGGCGGCGATCTCGCGACGCTGGACCAAGCGGTCCAACCCGAAGTCTCCGGCCAGGGGATCGGTGTCCCCAAACTCCAGCATCTTCTTGATCTTCCGTGGGTCCTGCTCGATCCCGAGCTGCCACATCTGCATGATCTGGTCAGTCCGCAACGACTTATTAGTCGCCATGGTTGACCCTTCCTGAATGATCACGTCGAACGAGGCGATGTCGCCGCTGTTGAAGGTGTCCAACTCCAGAACGCCCGATGCGCCAACGACCTTCAGTTCCTGGTCGTAGGACCCGTGGGCCTTCCAGAGCTTCAGCGTCTGAATCGCCCACTGCCGAATCGCCCTGCTGATGTTCCGTGCCGGGGGGCCAAACTTGGTAGCGTCCATCTCAGCCAAAATCGCAAGACCACGGCCCGACTGGATCGACCCCGGCGAGGTGCCCTGGCTGATCTCGTGGACCCCGGAGATGTCGAACATGCGCTGGATGATGCGGTCTGGCAACTGGTAGACGTACGACGGGAGGTTCCCGATCGGGAGTTGGGCCGGGGGCTGCCCGTTCCCCGACCACGGCACAATCGACCCCGGCATGTCGGTCACGTCAGCAATCCGCACGTTGGCCGCACGGGACGCCAGGAGCCGCGGGAACGCCGTGAGGTTCTTCACCTCGATGATCTGGCTCTCGGTCCGGTTCAACTCGCGCTGCAAGTCGATGAGGTCAGAGATTACCGTGTCGCCCCAAACACCCCCGGAGGTCAACACGTTGCCGTCCACGTCGCCCAGGTTCTTCACGAACGGGAACTCGATGAACGGGACCGGCCACGTCCAGTCGTCTGTGCGCAGGATGTCGTCCTTGGTGAACCAGTACAGCTTCTTCGCCACGGTGTCGTAGAACTCCCACACGGGCACGTACTTGTCGCCGTACACGTCGCCCGAGATGGTGTCGTTGAGTATGCTCGCCCGCTGCTGCCGGGGGTCTACGTCGGGATCGTAGGCTGCCATGTCTGCGCCCTCGACCTTCTTCCCGAGCTGCTCCTTGACCCACGCGGTGCTGGCTAGACGGACGCGGTAACCCCACTCGCAGTTCTCCACATTGTCTGCCATGGGGTCGAGCCCGATGTCGAACGGGGGAACAACGTCAACGGTGGGGAATCCGCTCCGCTCCTCTGTGACCTTGCCGTCCGCGTCCTTCGTCTCCTGGAAGTCGCCCTTGTTGTTGTCCCAGTACAGCGCCCAGAAGCCCTGGCCGGTCAGCACGCCCCACAGCACCGCCTCGTAGAGTTTGGGCTGCAACTCGGCCTCCTCCCAAACGTACTCGAGGAGTCGCTGGGAGACGCGGGCCTTGTCCCTGTCGTCGGAGTCCATGGTTGCCGGGAGCACGATCGCTGTGGGACGGTTCTGCGTGAGCTTCGCTGCCATGGTCAGGACGATGGGGCGGATGTAGTTGTCCACCAACCGCACCCGCCAGGAGTCCTGGGGGCCTACGTCCTGGAAGATCCCCAGGGCCTCGTTGTAGTTCTGGTGCTGGTAGCCTTTGAAGTACAGGGTGTTCAGGAGCCACTGGGCCTTATGGACGCGCTTGCTGCGCTCCCCGGCCCTGACCCGCTCAACTAATTCCTGCACTTCAACCATGAATCACCTATGCAATCGGGGGGAGCCACTGGTCAAGGAAATCCTGCTGGCTTTGCTGACTCGCCGCAAACGTCGCAGCGGTCGGAGCGTACTGCGTCTTGTACTGCGCCGGTTTGCCCTGCGACTTCGCCAATCCACCGAAAAGGCCCTTGCCAAATATCGCAGCAAGGGCACCGCCGATGCCAGGAATCAAACCCAAGGCCGAGGACGCCGTCTCCATCCCTCCCCAAAACTTGTTGGGTTGGGGGGCCTGCGACATATACCTCTGACCGCCGCCTACGCCGTACATGCTACCCCCATATCTGCATCTCAATGGGCCTGGTCTGCGTAAGCCCCGTGGTGCCCTCGTTGGCCACGCCCGCAAGCCGCTGGTCCTCCGCCCCAGCCTCTGCCACCTGGTGGAGCGCCATGCTCTCCGGGGCAACGACGGCTTGACCCACCGTCCCCAGCGACACGTTCATATTGGCCGGATCTCCGAGGTCGCTCATGCCGGGAACGCCAACCACTGGGGCAGCGATGGGATCGCCAGTCTTCCACAGGTAGTTATGGCGTGCGGTAGTCATCCAGGGGTATCTCCATGCTGACGGCATCGTCGGGTTCGTCTGAGTCCTGGTCCTGGCCGGCGCGCATTGCCGATCCGGCCTGTGCCCACTTGTTGGCCGCGTTCTGTTCGGCCTCTGCGCGGGCCTTGATCTCTTCGAGGATGTTGGTCTGCTTCGTTTCGAGGAGGTCCATCTGGAGTTGACGGTCAGTGTCGGCTTCGGACTTGTGGTGCTGTCTTCCAGCCTCGGCTTCAGCCAACCGCAAGCCCCGCTCTGCCGACTCTTCGGTCTTCCGGTGGTCAAGCCAACCAGAGAGAGCCAAGCGGCCCTCCCGGAGCCCAGCCAAGAAGATCAGCGCTGCGATTGCGAGAGGTAGGTAGTCCACAGATCCCCCTGTGTGGCAGACTGCAACACTATGTTGCGGAACGCCTCACTGCTTTGCAAGGGGTTTTTTCTGGGGGGTCTACCAGGGGTTGTACGCGCTCACTCCGTCTTCCTCGTCTCTCATGCGCTGCCACTCGTGGTACAGGATGTTCGTTGGGTCAAGCGGCTTGCGGTCGTCGTCGGTGCCTTCGTCCCTCTCGATCTGGCCCATGAGGTAGTCCACGCGGGCACCAATCACGAAAGCCATGCAAACGTCGTCCTTGGCCCCGCCGCCAGCCACGGGCTTCGCGTAGCCACCCTCTTTGGCCTTGAAGACCATGGACAGCAGCTCTCGCAGGAGCATCTCGTCCAGGATCTCCCACTCCCCGCGACGGACTGCCGCACGGGCAGTGCTGAACATCTCCTGCCGACTCTTCGGGCCGGTGTTCCAGCCCATCTTGTAGGTGTAGTTCTTCCGGGAGTCGTCGGTCACGCGTTGCAAGTAGGTGTTGGGGTAGGCCCACTCCTTCGCTATCTCGATGACCGCGGTCCCGAACCCCGCGTTGTTCTCCGGGGCCAGGACAGCGCCGTTGTACCAGTACGACAACCCGAGCCCGAGAATCGCCGTCTGGTCCGGGACGATGCGGCCAGCGACGCGGGCAGCCACCCTGTGGGCCGTCCGGTCCAGGACGGTAATCGCCGTGTTGTCGCCTTCTTTCTGCTGGTCCACGTAGGACTCAGCGCCCTCGGACGGGTCGATGGAGACGATGTAGTCGTGCCCCGTCTCGGGTTCGTACCAGACATGAACGCGGCCGTTCGCCTGGGGCTCAACGTCGAACGCCTTGATATCCAGGTTGTGCAAGAACTCGCGCTGGGTGTCGCCGTCGTGGGAGAAGTCCCAGCGGTCCCCTGGCAGCGCCTTCTGCATCTGGCGCATGAGCGCAGTGGAGTCGAACACCGCGTCCCCGTCCACGATAAACGCGTCCTCGGGAACGATGGGGTACTCCTGCGCCATGAGCAGTTCGTCGCCGTTGCAGGAGTCGTCCAGGGTGTAACGCCACCACAGGATTTGTGCCCCGTCGCAGTCGTGTTCCTCGGCAAACACCCGCTCCCGCTGAGACAACCCCGCAATCCGGTACTTCTTCTCCTTGACCAACCGCTTGAAGTCAGCAAGGTTGACCTTGAGGTACTTCAACTCCTCCTTGCTGTCAGCGGTCAGTCGGTACTCCCCGATCCAGTGCCAGGGGATGAAGACAAACTCCCAAGGCGACTCACCGTGCCGCGCCTTCTGGCACCGCTCGTAGAAGTTGCCGCCCCAGCCGTTGCCGGTTGACTCCAGCACGCCGATGGACCCCTCGGTCTTGGCGAGGGCCTGGGAGACGCCGCCAAGCACCTTGGCCGTGGCCTTGCCCCAGAACGCGACCTCGCTCCCGGAGAATGACCGGATGGACCACTTCCGCCCCGCCTTCTCGTTGGACGCTGTCCCGACCCGCATCCAGGAGCGGTTCTTGTGTTTGATGCCCTCGGGGGTCAAATGCAGGGGTGAAGCTGCCGGCCAGCCGTCGAAGCGCACGCGGTTCTGCCGGTCCACTCCCAGGTGGGGCTTGATC